TTATGGAAATACTTTTGCAATTATCCTAATTATCAAAAGGGTATTTTTGCGAAAAACAAACGGCATGGCAACGATTAGCACTAACGACATTGTAGTCAATTATAAACTCGGGGATGTCTCCGGGCTGCTGCAAATAGAAAATAAGCTCTCTAAAATAACTGATGAAGAAAAGCAGGTTATTAGCAGGGCAAAAGAATTGGGAGACCAATTAAAAAAAACCGGCACTGAGGCAGGGGATTCACTCAAAAAACCAGAGACGGCTTTAAAAAATATCTTAGGGCCAATAAAACAAAATTCACAGGCCTTATCTGCATTTACAAGTCAATTAAGAATTGCCGGCGATGCTGCCGTAACTGCGGGGAATAAAGCCGCCGCAGGCTTTTCTGGAGCAGAAGCACAGACAAGAAAGGCCACTGCTGCATTTAACGCTTTTCGGGAGACACTCACCTCAATAAATTCAGCACCTCTTAAAAAAGTTGGTGAGGATGCAAAAAAGGCAACACAAGGCGTACAGGAGGCAAATTCTGGCATGAACCTGATGTCTGGAGTGGTTGGGAAACTTGGTCCACTAATTGCCGGGTATTTTTCCGCAACTGCAATCATAAACTTTGGAAAGGCTGCATTAGAAGTAACAGGAAAGTTCCAAACTTTAAGTGCTGTCCTAAAAAACACGCTTGGCTCTGATAGTGCTGCACAAGGGGCGTTGGTAAGAATTCAAGAATTGGCATCAAAGACTCCATTTTCCGTTGAAGAATTAACTAGGTCTTTTGTAAAACTTGCAAATCAGGGTTTTCAGCCGACTAATGCTCAGATTGTTAAGTTGGGAGACCTCGCATCTTCTACCGGGAAAAACTTTGACCAATTAGCAGAGGCCATTATTGATGCTCAGGTTGGTGAATTTGAAAGGCTAAAAGAGTTTGGAGTCCGGGCGCAAAAGCAGGGGGATGAAGTTAAATTTACTTTTAAAGGCGTTGAAACCACCGTTAAGAACACCAACACGGCAATAAGAGATTACATTGTCTCCCTTGGAGATGTTACCGGGGTAACTGGCGCAATGAAGGCTCAGTCCGATACATTAGAGGGGTCAATTAGCAATCTTGGGGATGCTTGGGATTTATTTCTAAATGCAATAGGTAACAATCTTGCCCCGATTTACAAAAAGTCAATTCAGGTTACCGCTGCCTTTTTGGTCGAACTTAAAAATCTGTTTCAAAGCGAAGAATCGAAATTGCAGGAGCGACAAGGTACTAGCTACAATATTTATGTCAAGCAACTTGAATCGGCCTCAGATACAGCCATTAAAAATGCGCAGATAAATTCAAGCAAGAGGCTGGAAATAGTCAAAAAAGAAACTATTGAATTGCAAAAGGAAGCGGATAAAACGGAAGCGGCCTATGCAATTGCTATGTCAAGAACGCAAGATGAAAAAGGCGGCGGCTTTGCAATTCGACAAAAGAGGGAAATGGAAGCTGCCAAAGTCGCTTTATCGGAATCTAAAAAGATTCAGACTGATTTGGAAGCAATGAATCAGGCGGCGATGGATGTAGAAAAGAAAAGGTCTGAAGAAAGGAAAAAATCAGAAGAAGCACTAGCTAACCTTAGTGCGGAAAATTTAAAAAGATTAAAGCAGGAGTACGATGCCAAAGTCAAATTGATTGAGATTCAAAAGCAATATGAAGTCTTACTGAAATCAGTAGAGGGCAATGTTCCCGAACCGCAGGCCAAACTGGGTGCCGAAGTAAACTACCTAAAAAAACTGGAAGCCTTGCAAAAAGAGTATGCAGCCAAAGGAGTGGAAATCGATAAAACAGAAATAGAGATTACCAAACTGAATCGGCAAAAGGCAAATGATGACTTGATTGCAGAGGAAAACAAATTTCAACTGCAAATGAAAGATGCCAGTAAAGGTTACTTTGCTGAACTTGATAAGCAGCGGAAAGAGGATGATGAAAAGCGGCGTAAAAGTCAGGAGGACCGCATAAAGGCCGCAAAAGAAACCGCAATTGCTGAACTTGCGGCGGAAAAGAAGTTGCAGGAAGAAAAGCAGAAAGCCCGGGAAGAGGCAGAGCGCATGGCTATTGATTTGGCCCAAATGACGGTAAACTCAATCTTCAACCTGCAATCTCAGTATGCTGCCAATGACCTTGCCCGAAAGCAGCGGCAATTCGATGAAGAAATCAGGCTGGCAGACGGCAATCAGCAGAAAATTACCGAGATTGAGGAAAAGAGGCGGGCAGCGGAAAGAGAGGCCCGAATAAAGCAGTTCAAAGCTGATCAGATGCAGGCGATTGCCAATGTGATATTCAACACAGCCCCGATAATTGCTAAGTATGCCGCTGGAGTTGTAACGGCACCGCTAGCCACTATTGCCGCTGCATCCGCTGCCTTGCAGATTGGCTTCATCCTTGCCCAACCAGTACCAGAATTTGCAAAAGGGGTGGAAAACTTTGAAGGCGGTCCGGCCATTGTTGGTGAGCAAGGCCGTGAGTTGGTAAGGACTGATTCAGGCACTTACCTGACCCCTGACCGTGCAACCTTGACCTACCTGCCGAGGGGTGCAGATGTAATCACGGCTCCTAAAACTCGGGAATTACTTGCCGGTAATTCGACACTGACCAAAGGCCGCAATGAATGGTCTGCCATTGATACGGCACCGATAGCAAAGGCAATTATGGGAATGCCAGTCCAGTCTTTGGAAATATCCGAAAGAGGGCTGGAGCGATATGTTACCAAAGGGAATCGAACTACGAAAATCCTGAATAAAAAGAGAGGCGCAAACCTATGACTATGAATTACAGGTTTTTCCTAAACAATCAGCAAGTTGATGAGCCGGTCGGTTGGGACCAAGTGATTTTCGCCATTAAGCGGATGGAATCGCATGGTATTGACCAATCGTTTACCACCGGGCTAACTTTTACCGGAGACCAAGACCGGATGCCCCAGATGGCCAATGGTGCCGGGATCCTTCGCCTTGCCTTTGTCAATGAATTTATCAACGGCTCAGTCGATGTCCGCATTGAATCCGACTTCGTTTTTGAAGGCACCCAATGGCAGTTTAACGGGCTTATTGATTTTACAACTTATGAAGAAACCGAGGTCTGCGACGGTTGCTCAGACGGGGTGAAAGTCAGCATAATTGAAGACGAATGGCGGGAGTCATTTCTCAGGAATCAGGATGTCGAATTGGACTTGCTGAATGAAGATGCGTTGGATGGCACTGATGTCGGGCCGTTTAATTTGGGTCAGGTTACGCTGCATTCGCAGGAGTTGTACATTAAGGGTTTTTGCGGGCAGTTATCAGCAACTGCCACAGACACAAGCTCAGCCGACCATGTTTGGCCTTTGTACTGGCAGAATAGTGACTTTAAAGGGCCATTTGGCAGTTCATTTGATGTTATTGGCTTAGCTTTTTCCGGCACAAATGTTATCTTTAAAAACAATACATCATTTACCCGGACTTTTATACTAAACGGAAAACTAAAATGTATTACCGACAAATTTAGTTCTGGCACAGGAATAACTGTTTCCATAAAATTTCAGATTTATTTGGCTGATGGTAGCACCGGACCAGATGATTATGTAGCTTCTCAATTTCTTCCTAATAATAGCAATGTAGTCCTTGAAGCCACAATCACAGACTACATTCTTACATTAGGACCAAATGAGTCATTTCAGGTTCTGCATTATTTATCAACTTCGATTCAAGGCCCGGTTGTAGTTGGCTTTATTTATCCCGATGAAAACTACCTGAACTGGGAGGAATTTAACAAAGGTGCCGCTTCCTTCTGCCGGGGAGTTTACATCTACGACTTTCTCGATAGGATAGTAACCAAAGTAACCGGGCAAACGGGCAAGGTCAAATCCGAATACTTTGAATATGGCGGTTGCGAGTGGAACCACCTAATCACGACAGGGTTATTCATCCGGAATGGGCAATTATTGGAAGAAGCCGAGCCGCAAATCCCGACCACATTCCAAAAGTTTTTTGAGGGCATCGACAAAATCTTTTGCCTCGGTTGGGAGTTTGAAAAGGATGGAAACGATTGGTGCATTCGAATTGAACCACGCTCGTATTTCTACCAACGGCAAGTCATCAGCACCTTTGCCAATGTTTCGGGCATCACAAGGCGGCCTTATCTCGACAATGTATTTGGCAGTATTACGGTTGGTTATACCGACAATTGGAAGAACACAGCCTTATCCGGGATCTTCGAAATGCACACCGAGCGGACCTACTTTGCCCGGAACAAGGCAATGGAGAATGGTACGACAAAGAAACTTGACTTGCGGTCTGAAATTATCGCATCAGGCTATGCAATCGAATATTCAAGGCGGTTGCAGTTCTTCGAGGATAACTCCGCAACATCAGACAGGCCGAATGACTACGAGTTGTTTATTATTTGGCTGAATCGGAATGAGGTCGAATTTGAGGAAATCGAAGGCACCGGATATGAAGTGCCGGACCAAACCGGTCCATTTTCATTCCTTCCCGGTGGTGTCAGCTATGGCAGCAACTTCATAGATTTTTGCGATGCCCCGATTGCAAACATCTACAACATCCTCCACACCCCGGCTCGGGTTGCCATCCGGTGGTGGAAATGGTTGGGTCAGAATGTTTACGGCCTACCGAATGCTCAAAAGAAACTGTTTTTCCAAGTCGGTGAATATTACACAGCAATGGGAAGCAAGTTGGGCAGTGATGACATACCGACCCAATGCAACGAGGTTAATGAAGTCGAAAACACCATCTATGAGAATGCCGACATTGTGCAGGAGTTATCGACTGAAACAATATTGGTTAATCCGGTTGAATATACTTTCAAGGTGCCGCAAGAACTTTGCGACTTTCTCCAATATTCTATTCGGGGCAAAAAAGTAATTGAATTTTCCTGCGGCAATAGTAACTTTGCAGGGTTCCTACTCGATAGTCAGAACACTCCAACGGGCGAGGCAGGCGGTGAAACAGAGTTTACTTTGATTGGCACCGAACCGGCATCCACCGAAGGGCGAGCATACTCAGACGGTTACTCCGATGGTTATTCATAATGGCCAACACAAGAGCGCAACAACTGGCATTGGTTAATGCCAACCTGCCAAATAATACCACAAAACAAATTACCCCGGTAAAGCATCGGCAAGTTGAATCGGAGTCGATAACTGCTGCGGCTTTTATCGATGATGACAATACCTTTTCCGGCATTAATTCGCATCAGAAGGAAGTGCGGTGGCATAAGGGAGTTAGCCTTGCAAGTGCAGCCAACATCGACTTAGGCAATACAGGCAACTTCCACCATGTAACCGGGGCGGTTGAAATTGAAACACTAAGTACTAAGCAGCATGGCACGAGAATGCTTCTTTACTTTGGCTCGAATCCCAATCTAAAACATTCGGCCAATCTGATTCTGCCCGGGGCGGTTGATATACAAACCACCGCAGGCGCATTGGCTGAGTTCATCTCGGAGGGCGGTGGTGTTTGGCGGCTAAACTCTTATGCAGGTCGGCTACCGGTCAGTATGGGCGGAACAGGTCAGACATCATACACAAATGGGCAGCTCCTGATTGGCAATACAGCGACAGGAGGGCTTTCCAAGGCAACACTAACTGCAGGAACAAACATTACCATCACCAACGGGAATGGAACTATTACGATAGCTGCAACAGGTGGTGGAGGTGGTGGAGTAAACACAGTAGGTGCATTTTCGGCAACGCCTCAGACCAATGGCGCAACCATTGCAGGCTCAACGATTACCTTTGGCCCCGCCTCTGACACGGTGCCGGGCATGGTAAGCACAGCGGCACAGACATTTGGAGGCACTAAAACATTCAATGCAAGTCCGGCAGCGGCTAGCACCGTGTCGATTGCTCCGACAACGGGTAGTGTGACAAATGCCCAACTGAACATAGGAGGAGGAACCATTAACTGGGTAACCTTTGGAGGCGGCACGGCTAATTCTGCCGCTCCTGCTGTTTTAGGCGGAACAAGAAGTGCAGGCACGAAGATAGTGCTTTATCAGACAGTCGCTTTGGGAGGCACTTATGACACAGCATTGGGGATAGAATCAGGAAATTCCATGTGGCTTTCAAGCCCGAATACCATAAGGTTCTATGCCGCAACAGGAGGAGTTGGGCTTTTGGTGGGGCAATTTGAAAACAGCGCATCAGTTCGTGGCCTAAATATCACGGCCACGAGTGATCCCAATAATCTGAGTCCGGCATTAGCATTCACCGCAGCAACGACAACTCCATTTATATCATGGGGCATAACTCCTACTTATGGCCTTCCGACCAGCTTTGGCCTTACACGCAGCCTTGGTACGAAAATTGTATTAAGGGCAACCTTTCAAAATTCAGGCGGCAGTGATGTTGCATTGGGGGTAGAAAGCGAGAATATTATGTGGCTGAATGCACCCACAACGATAAAGTTTTTTATCGGCATCACTCCGGGATTGCGCCTAACTATTGATGGTGATGCCAATAATTCAAATCTAACGCTTACAAGTGCCTCTACTGTTAGTTTAATTGCGGCTACAGCCACAACTGCCAATGTTTTTAACACCGTAGCCACGACCGTTAATATAGCAGGGGCGGCCACTACGCTTGCCATAGGCAACACGGTCACTGCTGCCCAAACCGTCAATATGTTTACGGCCTCCACAGGAGCATCTACATACAACTTTGCGACAGGAGCAACGGCAAATGCCACCACAAAGACCATTAACATAGGAACGGCAGGTGTATCGGGAAGCACCACTGCAATAAATATTGGGTCTGCCGTCAGCGGAGCAACAAACACGGTTGCCATTCGTGGAAACCTTACCCTTGGAACAAGCGGAGGTAATATGGGATTTTATGGCACAGCAGCAATCGCTAAACCAACCAATGTAATTGCTGAAGCAGCATTTGTTGCTAATGCTGGTGGAGTAACAGTAACTGATGATTCAACCTTCGGGACTTACACCATTCGGCAAGTGGTTCAGGCTTTACAAAATTTAGGACTTTTGACATAACAACATGAGCAACTACAACATCATCGTACCGATTAGCCCAGACCCGAACTACGGGTTCAAAAGGGTGGCTACAATGGCCGGACTTCTTATCAATGCCCTTCCCTTTATGGGCGAAAACATCACCCTTTCTGTTCAGGTGAACTATTTCGACCAGGACGACAGGCCGATTGACATCATCCCGCCTCGTATCGTCCCTTTAATTGCGGACAACACCGTATGCGTTGATGACAAGGGGCAATATGTGCCTTGTGGCGGCCCCGATGCCGTTATGACGGAGTTTGAGTATTACATGAGTCTTTTACATCAGAGTGTTGTTATTGCCAACTTGGTGACGCAGAAAATCCTTTGGGCCGACTCGGAAGGCCGATTTAACTAATAATAAAATCATGCACAACAAACATCTATTTGTCAGCCGAAGTTTTCATCAAGACCTTTTGAATACGGTTGAAAATGCGCAAAACATATTGCCGATTATTCAACTTGGGAAGGTAGTTAAGAAACTTACTCCACAAATCGAAGCCTTTGACGAGGCCGTGGAGGACCTCAGACTTGACCATTGCGCCAAGGAAAGCAACATCATCCTGCGGGATGAAAAAGGTGGTTATAAGTGGACCGCTGAGGGTGAAAAAGCATTTCGCAAGGCTTACAAAAGTCTTTTGGAAAAGGAAGTCAATGCCCCTGAGTTTGAAAAGTTAAGTTGGCAGGAATTGGAACAAGCCGTTGGAATCGTGTATCTCGCCAATTACCTCTACAATTTTGAAGAACTTTTAACCGAGTTTTACAACTTTCAATAATGAATCAACCGCATCCCTTTCTTCGCTTTACTGACCAAAACCTGATGGACTTTGCCGTAGGGTTGGGGTCTGGCTTAAACTTGCCAAAAACTGCCCGGATTCGGGAAATTGAAGCGCAAGAAGGTAATGCGTTTGTCCAGTACCCATTCGGATATTACGAGTCAGGAGACAATTGGTTTAATCGCTTTGCAAACGACAACGACTGGCAGGTGCCGGGGCCATGCAAGTTGGCACCAGTGCAAAGGATTCCTGTTCTGAGCAACTTTGAGCAGATGGCCGTGAATTACCTGAAAGCGGTTATCAGCATAATAGGCGATTCAGACGATGCCACTGCTATTACCACGAATGCGACAGGCATATTGCCGGCAGGCTTGCCATACACACTCAATGCAATAGACTACACAGCCGATTTATTTGAAGTTGCCCTAATTAACACCACAGGCCTGAGAGATGTGCATCTATTGGGCGAAAAGCAGTCCGGCAAATGGAAGGTTCAGATGTTTATTGCGACTGAACCGACGGCAATAATCGACCTTTATGACATTTACATTTTAGCATCAAATGAGTCGCTGCCATTGGAAGTGGATATGAACGGCTTCACCTTCCAATCGGTTTTCCTTGACCTTGACTTTTGCGACTTTAGCGAACCACCATTGCAGGAATATTTTCTTCCTGCCATTCAGGGTGATGTCTTTCAGGTCAATATTCCGACCGAGGGCAGCAACATTCCAGAGGGTGCAGAACTTTCAGCCGTTCTTGTGGATTGCAATGGTAATGAATTGCCGATACAGTCTGAGATTGTTTGGCCGGAATATACGGTCGAGGGCTGCTTTACCGGAAATTGCGAAATGGAATTTACTATCACAATCCCGGCGGAAGAGATTCCAAATCCAACACCGGAACCAACTTATGGATTTTGTGAAGGCGTGCCAATTCCAGATTTTTTGATTTGTTGGCTGCCATTTTTTCCGGGAACTATATCATTACGCATTTATGATGAATTTGGCAATACAATCGCAACTATTTTCAGCGGATGGCCTGACCCGCTAATATGGCCGTTTGATTCAAATGATGCCCTCGGAGTTTTAATCGATTGGATAAATACCAACTGGACCGGAGTTATTGCTTCTGAAAATGAGGCTGGAGATTTGGTCATCAACTTTTCATTCAGCAATGAAGACTTTCCAGATGTATTATGCGGCGAAAGCTACACCGCCGGATTTCATTGCTTTGGGGAACCTTTTGGTGTAGCACCAGCCTATAATAAAACCTTCGGCATGACAGAGGCGCAGACTTGTGTTTGCCCTCTGGAAACCAAGTACGGTACCCAATACCAAGGCCAATTCACAATACCTTTTACCCTGCCTGATGGCACTTACAAAATTGCCCTTGTGGATAACTACACAGGGGCCGTTTATTGCTTTTCAAATATCATTCAGGTGGATTCAACCGATGAGTTCAGCCAGATAATTCAGTTTCAAGGCAACAACATTGCGGAAGGATTCGAATACTTTAACGGTTGGTTTCAGCAGATCCGGATGGGAATCAACGGTGCCGGCCCGGATTTTGAGAATCAGGTTTCTGTTTACCGAGATTCAAACGGAAATTCACGAAGCACATCTGTACGAACCGATTTAATACTAAATTTGCACACGAATTGGATTGACGATTCGACCCTGAAAGCTCTGCAATCTGCCACGAATCACAGGACTTTTAATGTCGGCAATCAATCTCTTTATGTTACTGATTTTGAGGTGAGCCACAACCAAGACTTCAGCACGATTACTTCCTATTTTGGCCTTTGTCAAGTAAAGGTCAAAGCGAAAAAACAGAACTATCAGCCGATAAATCAAGGCTGCGTAAACTGCTAATAATCAATGAATTTTAATTGCGGACAAGACCTGTGCTATGTCCAGCCTCAATGCGACAGCGAATACAGCAGTCGCATAAACGCTGTGGTACTGGTTAAGAAAAACTATGCCGTTGATAAGACTTCATCCACCGCTTTCCTCGATTCAATTTATGAGGGAATGATTACGGGTGATGTCAAGGCAATACTGAACATTCGGGGTTCAAAAGCCCGTCCTGAGACTGCTGAACTCGGTGGTTTCGGTAACCAATCCATCAAAGTTGGCAACACAAGCCACACTTTGGAATATGTCGATCAGTTCATTAAGGAGAATCAGGCTTTCTACAATGCCATCCGGTCAGGTGGAAGCCGTTATGACCTGTATTATTTCACCAAGGAGTTGATTTGGGATGCCTCCGGCTCTCAGATTACCCTCTATGGCGATGCAGTTCATACCGATGGCCCAACCGACCTTCTTGAAGGTATGGCAACAATCAAATGGGTGCAAAAGGGTTCTCCTTTGGCAATATTTGACGACTACGATTCAGATGAGTTTTTGGAAGGCCTTTACTATGAGGTGAACAACCTGCCAAGTCCTTACTCAATCTCAATCGGGCCGGATGTTACTGCCACTTTTACAATGCTCGGCACGCTAAACAAGTCAGTTGATACCGATTGCGATGTGATTTACTCGATTGAGTCCATCGATGCTGATTACCTGACTTATGTTGAATCGGTTGTCGTGGATGCTGCTACTGGTTTGGTAACCATTACAACTGATGAAAGTGAGACTCCAACCGGGTCTTTCAACATCAAATTCAAGATTACCAACGATTGCAGCGATTGCACCGTGGGTTACTTTGAAGTGACTGTAACCAAAACTCTTTAATCTTTTCGCCGATGCTGACTCAGGAAGACTTAATTGCCATACTTTCTAACCCGAAAAAAATCAACTTCCAAACTGATTATCATGAGGAAGTGCGGGAAATTTACGAGGCACTCGAAAATCACTTCGATGATGACTATCCGAGGCGGCTACTTGAGTCAACAAGGCCAAATGAAGAAGAGTGGATGAAATTGGAGCGGGAGAGGGTATGGGAATGCCCCTCCCGAGTTCCAATTAAGAGAGTCGAAAACCTGCTGACCAAAATCAGGCAGGCAGATGACTTCCGTATTAATTGGCTTGAGAATGAGATTCAAACCGGGATTGCTCAGGATAATAGCTTCCGGGATTATTGCGAAAACAAGCTGCCTGTTTATGGCAGTTTGGAAGATTGGCTATTTCAAACCTTTCAGCGTTATTACCTTTCTGACCCAAATGCCCTTATCTGGGTTGCGCCGAAAGTGGATGATATTCGGGAAGGGTTCAATTTGGATAAGCCATTTCCGCAGTTAATTGAATCTGAAGATATTGTCGAGTTGGGTGAATCCTATGCAGTCTGGAAGATTGAAGAGGACAAGAAAAAGCGAATCAAATACTTCGGTGCCTGCGATGAGACTACATTCTACTATGTAACTTACGAGCAGGGGCAGACCGATAAAATTAGCATTGCGGTTTACCCGATATTTTCCTCTTATCCGATTCACACGGTAGGCTCGGTTGTTTACGAGGTTGAAGACTACACGGTAATTTACGAGTCCATTGTTCAGGCCGCAATCCCCGAGTGGAATCAGGCATTACGCCGGGCCGATGACAACAACATCCTTTGGATTAAACAAGCCTATCCGAAAGAGTGGGAATACAAGTCCACGGCCTGCAAGACCTGCAAAGGTTCGGGCCGGGGCAAAGGCAGCGAAACGACTTGCAAGTCCTGCAATGGCTCTGGAAATGATGTGGTCGAAACGCCATTTCAAAAGATTGTTATTTCCATCCCGAAAACTAATGCCCTGACGAATGAGAATCAGCTGACCAACATACCGACTCCCCCGGCCGGAATAATCGAAAGGGATTTGGCTACCATTAAAGAGTTCGGAGTTGAGATTCAGTTAAGGCTCTACAATGGCATGAGGGCACTTGGTTTGGAATACCTCTTTGAAAACCCATTAGCCATTTCCGGCGAGGCCAAGATTCAGGATAAGAAAGAGGTGCATACTTTTCTCTATCAAGTTGCAGTTCACTATGTAACGGTTTATTCATGGGTTGCCAAAGAATTGTATCTTCAAAAGTATTCGGTTCTTCCAAACCTTTTGACGGATGAAAGGATAAACCAGAACTTGCCCAAAATTACCATCCCTACCGACTTTGACATTTATACGGCTGCCGAAATTGCTGATGCATTGGCAATGGCCCGGGATAAAGGATTCGGTCCTGAGATTAGCAACGGCCTTGAAAGAGACCTATTGATTAAGCAGTACGGCGAGGGGTCAATGGCAGTGAAGAAAAACGAGATCCGGCAAAGGCTGAATCCATTGCCAAACTACAAGCCTGATGAGATTGCCTTGCTGAAAGAGTCTGGCATGGTGTCCGATGTGGATGCAATGCTGGCGGTCAAGATTGACTACTTTACAAACCTTTTGGCCGCTCAGGATGACAAGTGGTGGGAAAAGGACTTCCTTCAAAAGAAAGCTGACCTTGAGGCACTTGCCAAAGCCGAGGCCGAAAAGATTTCACAAAAGCAGATTGGAAGAGTGGATTTCGGGTTGGGTGCATGAGCAACGAGGAAAATAATTGTTTAAATATTTTCCAAATACCCACTGCTGTTATTTTTCTATACTATTTTTTCGCATTGTAACTTTTTTAAATTTATTTTCTATGCCTAAGACTAAATTATCTTCGTAAATATCCCGCAATTGTCTTGGATTATCAGCAGTTGCCATATATCCATTAGGGCATAGAATTGAATAAAAAGTACCATTGTATTTGGCGTTTTTCTCAAAATAGGTTTTCATTTCTTCCTGTAAATGATAGAAAAATATTTATTCCTCTGCATGTCTTTTTGGTACCCGCAAATAATCCTTGCGTAAAACCCTTCTTTTCTTAGTTCTTCAACAACCTCTTTTGCAAGTATTTCGCACTTTGTGGCCTCATCTCCATTTTTGAAAACCCAAAAATCAAGGTGCCCATGTTTTTCTTCATTGAAATATTGGTAATTATGGCCTCGCATATTTTGCTTTCGCAATTCGTAGCCTTGCATAAAAAATTTAATCCTTTGTTTGTCGGTCATTTCCTGAATGTGTCCCATTACTGCAATGTTTTTAAATACTGCAATGCCTTTCTTGGCTCAATCGGATTGAAGCCCTCATATAATTCGTGCAGAGATGTAAAAGACCAGCTCTTCTTGTGTTCAACAGCCCATTCATCTTTTGCGTTGGAATAGTTTTCGTCGTACTCTGAATAAACGATGTAAAAAGAGCCAATGGGTGTATCAACCCTGATTTTTCTCTCCTCAAAATCATCCGGCTCACAGTCGTAAACCGTTGAGCCGTTTTCCAGTTTTGAGGCAATTGTAAAAATTTGCTTTAAAATTTGCATATTGTTTTTGTTCTAACTTGAGGCAAATATAAGCATAAAAAATTAATTTCAAAAATATTTTTAAAATTAATTTAAAAAACTAAAAGATAAATTTGCCCTAATTATGTCCAACGAGGAACTAATCCGTAAAATTGAGTTATTGCAGGAGAAACTGGAATCCGATTTGGAAGCCAAGTACCCGGCAATTTTCAAAGACCTTTACAGGGAATTGCTCGAAGTTACCGCACCGATTCGATTTGGCGGTTCTGCCGATACAAGGGCAAAGCAGCTTTTAGAGGTAGTCAAACTCAAAAAAAAGATACTGGCTACCATTGGCAACAATGCGGCCTATAACGAAGCCATTAAGACCTTTACCGATGGATACAAGGAACTGCGGGATTTGACCGATGAATATTTCGGCAACTTGGTTTCTACTTACAAACCCAAACAGGACCTTTATGATGCACTGGTTAAAGTCAGCATTGAAACCACAAAGGATGCCTTGTTGGGTTCCGGAGTTCAGGCCGCACTTGCCGACCCAATTACATCCTCGCTTATTTCATCACTCAGCAGCAAAGCGAATAAGACAAGTTTTGAGGTTCTTCTTCGGGATTTGATAAACGGCACCCCGACCACAAAACCAATCCTGCAATCAGAAATCAAACGACTGGCAGGCGATAGCATGATGATATTTCAGCGGTCTTATATAGATGCGGTTTCTTCCGACCTGAACATTTCGTATTTCATTTATTCGGGTACGGTGATTAAAACTACAAGGCCATTCTGCCGGGATAAGGCAGGACGGATATTTAAGAAATCGGAAGTTGAAAGTTGGGCGAGTCAGAGTTGGCAAGGGAAAATGCCCGGAACCGATAAGCAGACCATATTCAACTTCGCAGGGGGGTATAACTGCCGTCACAATTTATTTCCGGCAACTAAAGCGCAATATCAGATTCAACAGAAGAAGGATAAAAAATAGACCTCTTTGCCTCTATTGCCTTTTGCAGTGTTTCATATCTTCCAAAGAACTTTGTTTTCCCATTTATAGGAATTCTCAGACGATATTTTTTTGTATCTTTTTCAAAAGTGATGTGCATTTCGCCTGTTTTTGAAAAAGCCTTTTTGTGGTCAATAATATTGTCATAAGAGGTCATCCATTCTAAATTATCCGCTCGGTTGTTTACTGGATTAAAGTCCTTATGGTTTACTTCTGGCAAGTTATTTGGATTTGGAATGAATGCCATAGCAACAAGCCGATGAACATAAAAGTGCTTGTAATCAGAGTTTTTCCAAAACTTGACCTGCAGTCTTTTTGTATTCGTAAGTCCTTGAATTAAGATTTGGCCTTTTACCTTTTTTGTTGCGTTTGGGCCACCTCTTTTGAATGGCACAATGCGGTCAAGACTTTTTACCCTTCCCATGTTGCTGACCATGTATAAGCCTTCATAATCGGGGATTTCCTTCCAAACTTCGCCTTCCAAACATTGAATATTCATAAAATAAAAAAGCCCAACCTGCGTGTAGAGCCGCAAGTCAGGCCATTTAGGTTACAGAACCAAGTTCTTTATTCGGCCTCTACTCCGAATGCAGATGCAAGATAGGAAGAAAAACAATAACAAGAAAATACTATTTTTGTCGCATGGCCGAAAAGAAATTCCAAAAGAAAGTCGGGAACCGGACGATTAAATTCGGGGCAAAGGGTTTTTCGATTGCCCCCGGTACTCCGAAGGGTGATAACTATTGCGCAAGGTCTTCCGGCATTAAAAAGTGCGCCAATCCACCTTGCCCGAATGACCTGTCCCGGCAGGCATGGGGTTGCGTAGGCAAAAAGTCCGTAAAAAGTAAAGCCAAAAAGTTTTCAAGAACAAAGTAAATTTGCGAACCATGAATTGCCTAACAAATTATATCGGACTGAAAAGCTGCAACGCTCAACAGCCTCTCAGCGGTCTTTACATAAACGACTTGCCCGGCATGAGCAATGAGTTTCTAAATGCCATTGCGACACAGGACCAACCGAGTTTCATTCAGATGTATGAATCGGTGCAGAGGGTTGTGCTTGAACAAATCAAATCGCAGGTCCGGGCTTCGCTGTACGAGATTGCAGAGGCAACAATGGACCAAAGTTTGTTCTTCACCAAAAGGCCAACGGTATTCACTCAGCAGGTCATCCAACCGACACCTGCCGAGGCGAAATATAAAGGCATTTGGGTTTCGGCTTTTGGTTCAAAGTATCTGCAAATGCGGGTAAATTCGGTTTGGATCTACAATTCAGGCGCAGAGGCTCAATATGTGCCGCTAAAGATATTCAGCACTTTTGATTGGTCCGTTCTTTACGAAACCACAATAACGGTGCCATCGGGCTTTAGTGAGGTTGCAATCAATCAGGTAATTGACTTGCAATTTGACGGCCTGAATGTCTTTTT